TGCTTAATGGCAGAAACAAGAGCGCAGAAAAACAGAACAATCCGCAAAGAGGAGATGAGAGCCTATCTAGCAGAGAGAGGCAGGGTTGACTACGTTCTTGATAACATTGAGAAAATGGAGCAACTGGACGTTAAATCAGAAGGCTTTAACAAAGAACTGCTTAAGCTCAAAACGGCAAACGAGCAACGAATTAGATTGCTCAATAAGTATTTGCCAGATGCTAGAGATGAGGCGCAGGAAGTCAAAGAGTTGCCTCCACTGGTGATTAAGCTGGCTGACAGTGCATCTAACTGACCCTCAGACCAAGATATTTCTTGATGATGCACGATTTAGGGTAATCGTCGCAGGAAGAAGATTCGGTAAGACCTTTTTAAGCACAGCCGAGTTAATACGCGCGGCTCTTAGCGGCGATAATAAAAACTGCTGGTATATCGCGCCGACTTACAAAGCGGCCAAAGAAATAGCTTGGGGTATGCTCCTAGAGGTAGTACCGCAGGAATACATCACCAAGACCAATGAGACAGCCCTAACGCTAACCCTGGCTAATGGCTCAACGATAAGCCTTAAAGGGGCAGAGAAGCCAGACAACCTAAGAGGCCGAGCCTTAGACTTCTGCGTACTAGATGAGTTTGCAGATATGCGTAAGGAGGCGTGGTTTGAGGTTATCAGGCCGTCTCTATCGGATAGGCAGGGAAGCGCGATATTTATCGGGACTCCTAAAGGCCGTAACCACTTCTATGACCTGTGGGGCAGAGGCGTTGATAAGGCCGATGGCTGGAGCGCGTTTCAATACACAACACTAGAGGGCGGCAATGTACCGGCTAGTGAGATTGAGTCAGCAAGGCATGACCTAGACGAGCGCACGTTTACTCAAGAGTATGAGGCCAAGTTTGTTAATTACTCCGGCATCATCTATTACAACTTCAGCCGCGAGGAATCGACTGCTAAGAACAGCGAGGATATAGGGCAGGTTCACATAGGTATGGACTTCAACCTAGACCCTATGAGTGCTGTTGTGATGGTGAGAAAGGGGCAGGTCTTGCACGTTATTGATGAGATCGTAATGTTCGGGTCTAACACAGATGAGATGGCGGCGGAGATCAAAGAGCGTTACAACGTGAAAAATGTTACGATATACCCTGATCCGGCTTGTCGCCAAAGAAAGACATCAGCAGGCGGCAGGACTGACTTATCTATTTTGCAAAACGCGGGTTTTAATGTACGAGTTAAAAACGCTCATTCAGCCGATAGGGATCGCATCAACGCGGTCAACACTCGCCTGCGTTCCGCCGATGGTTTGCGGCACTTACTGGTTGATCCAAAGTGCAAGAAAACCATTGAGTCGCTGGAGCGACAGACTTACAAAGAAGGCACGAGCCAGCCAAATAAGGACGGCTTCGATCACATGAATGATGCGCTGGGATATGCGGTGGAATACCTGTTCCCAATTCGCAAACAATATGAGGCATCACAGCCTCAACGGTGGACTTGATGAAGATAGATATTGAGTACCAGCACCCCGATTATGAGACTCATGTAGAGCGGTGGGAGTTTTACCTCCGCAGTTATATGGGGGGCGCAGACTACAAAGAGGGTAATTACCTAACCGGCTACCTTAACGAAGATTCTAAGGCATACGGAAGGCGATTAGAGCTAACGCCCTTGGATAACCATTGCCGTAACGTGGTTCACGTTTACTCATCGTTCCTCTGGCGTATTAACCCGACTAGGAACTTTGAGGGCATGGAAGGAAGCCCAGACCTTGAGGCGTTTCTAAAGGACGCTAACCTTGACGGGCAAAACTTCAACTCCTTTATGCGTGAGGCGCAGATATGGTCGTCAGTGTACGGCCATGTTTGGATTATGGTCGATAAGCCAGCCTCTCAGGTTGGGACAAGGGCTGAGGAGCTAAACCAAGGCATCAGGCCATACGTCACGCTTATTACCCATGAGAACGTCTACGACTGGCGATGGGAGCGTATGCCAAGCGGCAGGCATGAGCTTGTCTACCTAAAGGTCAGGGAGTCCGTTGATCGAATAGATGGCACAACAACCGTTGCCTATTTCCGCGAGTGGTACAAGGACAAAGTTAAGCTAACGCGCTATGACGGCACATCTGCTGACGTTATCGAAAACATCCCTAATCCTATAGGGGTTATTCCGGCGGTCTACTTACCAGCGAACCGTTCTATCGTGCGTGGCGTGGGGATATCAGACATTTCTGATGTGGCCTATATGCAAAAGGCCATCTATCAAGAGTTGAGTGAAATTGAGCAGTTGATCCGAATATCTAATCACCCGACTCTGGTTAAGACCTACGACACCGATGCGAGTGCTGGGGCTGGGGCTATTATCAACATGGCCGAGGATATGGACGCTGGCCTAAAGCCCTATCAGATGCAACCATCTGGCGGCAACCTAGACGCCATAAGAGCCTCTATAAGCGACAAAATAGAAGCGATCAACAGGATGGCCCACATGGGCGCAGTACGCGGCACAGAGGCTATCACGCAATCTGGTGTGGCTATGCAGACCGAATTTCAGATGCTCAATGCAAAGCTATCTGAGAAGGCCGATATTCTTGAGTTGGCCGAGGAACAGTTGTGGGCGTTTTATTGCAAGTGGCAAGAGCATAATACCCATGAGGTAACTATCAGTTATCCCGACTCATTTGATCTGCGTGATTACGCGCAAGAGCTTCAATTCCTCCAGCAGGTCAGAGCAAGCGGCGTTAAGTCTGTCACCATGCTCCGTGAAGTTGATAAGCAGATTGCAGACCTTGTGCTTGATGACGAAGCTCTTGCTATGGCCCATGAAGAGATCAACGAGAACACCGTGGCTATTGGCGATTTCTCAGACAAGACGCAAATCTACAAGTACCACATTGACAGCGGCCTTGTTACGCCTAATGAGGTGCGCGAGAAGATTGGGCTTGATGAGGTCAGCGGTGGGGATGAGTTGCTACCAAGAGCCGACATGGTTGAGCTACCCGCTGAATAATGGCAACGGACAATCAGCATGATGACTACCTTGATCGACTGGCTGACAGCCATCTTGAAAGATTGCTTGCGGCTCTATCGGTATTGGAGAATCGGATTGCTGATTATCTAGCTACCGCACCAGATCAGGCTGGCAAGCTATTTGACGTTGAGTGGGCTATATCCGCAAGGGCGGAAATCCAGCAGATTATAGAGCAAGAGTACAGCGTAGCGGTTCAAAGCCTCTTGGATGAGTATCCAGAGGTTGAGCGCAGGGCGTTAGAAATGCTCAATAATTACGGTGATTTTGCACGTACCAGCCCGACAGTTATCCGGCAACTTCAGCGGCTTACCTTTCAGGGCTTTGAGGATATAGGTCAGACCTATCTCGACACCATAGCCAATGAGGTCTACCAGAACGCGCTAACAGGTCGCCCTAAAGCCGATATGATTAAAAGCATCAGGCAGAAGATTAACGGCGTCTATATGCAGAGCGATCAGGCCGAGATTAACAGGCTTGTTGATATAGCCAAGAATGGCACGGCGGCACAGTCCAAGGCCGCTATAGATCAGTTGCATACAATCTATGCCGCAGACAAGACGGGCAATAATATGCGCCGTTATGCCTCGCAGATAACGCAGGATAGCCTGATGCAGTTTGACGCATCTATTAACGTAAACGCAGGGATACAGGCAGGTGCGGATAAATGGAAGTATTACGGCGATGTCATAAGGGACTCTAGGCCATTCTGTCGAGAACACGCTGGCAATACCTATACCACTGAGGAGATCGCTGAGATATGGTCTGGCGATTGGAAGGGCAAGGCTTCAGGCGATCCCTTTGTTGTCAGGGGCGGCTATAATTGCCGTCATCATTGGAGACCCGTATTTGAATAGGAGGTAGTTATGCCTTATCACAAGGGAAAGAAGAAAAAGAAAAAATCAAAGTAGTTTGGTAAAATAAACCCACTCCGTAGGAGGAAGCGTTACATGAGCGATGAAATCATGGAAACAGAGGTAACTGAGGCCGTAGAGGAAACTTTAGAATCTCAGGGTGTTAAGACGTTTACGCAAGAGGAACTTGACCGGATAGTGGCTGATCGTGTTGCTCGCACCAAGCGACAATATGACAAGCGGCTAGAAGGCGTAGATTTAGACGAGGCTCGCCAGCTTCTTCAAGAAAAGCAAAACGCTGAGATTGAGAGGCAAAAGGAGCGGGGTGAGTTTGATAATATCCTCAAGCAGACCGTCGAAAAGAAAGATCAGGAAATACTGGCTTATAAGCAACGGCTTGAGCAGACGCTAGTTGATGGCGCTCTACTTACAGCGGCGGCTAAGAATAAGGCGGTATCACCTGAGCAAGTCAGTCAGTTGTTACGCGGCTCCGTTTCGCTATCTGAAGATGGCACCGTAGAGGTTTTCGATAAAAACGGGACGCCTCGCTACAACGACAGAGGCGATCTGTTATCAGTTGAAGAGCTGGTATCAGACTTTTTGACAACTAACCCGCACTTTGTGAGCGCATCACAAGGTGGTGCAGGATCAGCGGGGGCAGTTGGTGGTTCGACGCCGAAAACCTTAACGGCGGCAGAAATGTTGGCTAACTACGAAAGCGGTGGCCGTGAGGCTTTCCGTGAGATGCAGTTAGCAAAGAAAGCAACCCGCTAATTCAGAAGGAATTTGAACAATGGCAAATGAAACTACTAGCTCAACTTTAGACGATCTGTTTGCGAATATTATCCTCCAGGCTCGCTTCACTGCCGAGGAAGAGTCCCTGCTTATGGGTCTTGTTACTCGTTATGACATCGGCTCCGTAGCTGGCAAAACGGTACAAGTGCCAAAGTACCCAGCAATCGCGGCGGCTGACCTCACCGAAGGCACCGATATGTCTGCAACTGAAGTCTCTACTTCTAGCGTCACCATC